ACAACAAATACGACAACAGTTGTTAGCACATTTAGAATTAGAAGATAAAATTTATTCGCAAGGAAGAATTAGTGGAACAGGATTAAGATTAATGGCTGCGTTCACTGACCCAGGTGCTTGGGCAGCAATAATTGCAACAGACGGTCTACTTGCACCGTACATGGTAGTAGCAAAATCAGCTAGAGCATACAGAATTTTAAGAAGAGCAGGAGCCGGTGCGGTTTCTATTGGAGGTATTGAAAGTTATCTTGCGTCACAAAGACCAGATTTAGATATGGATGATGTTATGCACGGTGTAATGACTGGTGCATTTTTAGGTGGTTTGTTTGGAATACGAACACCAAAAATACAAAAAAATAATAATTTTACAAAACAATTTAAAAATGGAATGGATGAAAGTGACACTAAATTAATTAGAGATGATGGAGGTTTTACTCCTAATCCAAATAGTAATAGTCCAAGAATACCTAGTCCAGATAATCCTAATCCAATTAAATCAGATGGGCAAAGAACTTTTGATTGGTATGACCCAAATTACGATTTAGCATTACATACTAGAAAAAGACCAGATGGAAGATTTGAAGTTAAAATGATTGAAAACCAAACAGGCAAACCAGATGAACTAATTATGGAAGTTCGTAAAGATGGAACTGTTGAAGTAAGGAGATGTAAATAATGGCAAAGAATATTTGTAGTTGGGATGACGCAGAACCAGAAGGCGTGTTTGAAGATACAGCAACAGCCAATGAATTTGTTCGTGGAAGAATGGCAGAATTTAATATTCTTAGAGATGCTGATTTAACACCAGAAATTTGGGCAAGAGCATTTAGATTTGATTTCTCAGCAGCTATGGGTTCAACCCTTAGTGACAAAATGAGAAAGTTTGGAAGTTTATTAGTAAGAGATTCAACACCTCCTAAAGGAAATACAAATTACGTTAGACCAATAACTATATCTGAAGTTAAAGATATGAATGTAGATAGAATGATGGTTTTATATCATGTACCACATACAAATTTTATAAAAAAATGGTTAATAGAACAAAAGAAATTAGGAAGATATAAATGGAACAGTCCTAATAATAATTTAGTTAGAAAAGAATTTAATGATTTAGTTGGTAGAACTATACGTGGTGAAAACATTGCTTTAAATGAATTAGGCTATGCTTCAGAAGAAAGTCAAAGATTAATTAAAGAAATGGCTAAAGTACAAAGCACATTACTTAATGAACAATTACAAATGCTTAAGATTGTTGGAGTAGAAGGTGCTGAAAATATTGTAGATAATTTTAATTATTTAACAAGAGTACATAATCCACAAAAATATCAAAAGATATTAGAAGACCCTACAAAAGGTGTTGCATACTTAAAAACATTTTTAGTTAACGCAATGGAAGACACTATGCTTAAAGGCACTAAACAACGTCCTTTAACTATGGCGCAAAAAATGACTATTGCAGAAAATTTAATAACTGTAGTTCAACGTTCTAATTTTAGTAGAGGTGGTATTAATTTAGATTTTATAGTTACGTCTATGCAAAAACGTGAAATGTTTAGACGTGCATTATTAGACCAAACTAATATGACTGAAGAAGAAGTTACTAAGTTTATTGATAAGATGTTTAAAATAAAACCAGGAACTACTGGTGCAAGTTCATCTTATTTACAAAGAAGAATTAAATTTAATGAAGGTTATACTGACGGTAGAACAAACTTTTCTGATTTATTAGAAAATAATGCTGAAGCTTTATTCATGAATTACACTCATGCAGCTATGGGTGATATGGCTTTAGCTTATAAAGGAATAAAATCTAGAGGTGATTTTCAAAGAATAAGACAAGAAATAATTGACAGCTATCCTGCAGAAAAAATTAATGGAAGTAAAAGAGCAAAATGGCAAATGGATAATGAAATTCAAGCTATGGATATGGCTTACAATTATATTAAAGGAAAACCACTTGCTGAAAATCCAACTGGATTAGCACCAACAATAGGAAGATTTATTCGTAAATTAAACTATTCAAGGGTTATGAACCAAGTTGGTTTTGCCAATATGTCTGAGATGGGAAACGTTACTGGTTTAATTGGTTGGAAAGCTACATTAAAAAATGTTCCAGAATTAAGACGTATGATGAAACGTTTAGAAAATGGTGAACGTGTAGACGATTTTATTAGAGAAATAGATTACACAATGGGAGGTATTGGTAATCATTCTATTATTCAACAAGTTACAAATAGATTAGATGACTTTGGAAGTAATATGTCTAATGACGCTATTACAACTGTAGAAAATAAACTAGACCAAATGAACAGATTTACTAACACATATTCTGGTCAGTTTATGAGTACGTCTGCCATGCAAATTGTAACTGTTTCAGAATTTACACAAATTTTTGGTAGATGGGCTTTAGGTAAAGGTGAAAGTCCTTTTGCTAAAATGAGATTTGGTAAAAACAGAATGTCTGACAAAAAGATGACAGCAAGATTTAATGACTTAGGTATAAGTCAGTCAATGTTAAAAAAGATTTCTGATGAATTTAAAACTCATACAACTTGGGTTAAAGGTGAATTAGGAACTAAAATAGCAAAAACAAATTTTGATAAATGGGGTCATGAAACTAGAGCCACATATATTATGGCTATGAGAAGATTGGCGCATAGAACTGTACAACAAGCTGACATTGGTGAAAAAGCATATTTTGGATATTTAAAAGAATATGGAATGAATGCTGATGGACACTTAGGTCAAATAGCTTATCAATTTAGAAGCTTTATGTTTACATCCTGGGCTAAACAATTTTTGTATGGTTTAAAGATGAGAGACGCTATTGTGTTTGACCAATTTATGAACTCAATGTTATGGGGTAGTTTAATGTTTTCAGCACAAACTTCATTACAAGGTTTAGTACATCCAAACCAAAAAGAATTTTATGAAAGAAGATTAAATCCAGAAACAATTGCTAAAGCAGGTTTTCAAAGAGCTGCGTTTGCTTCATTGTTACCAATAGGTGCTAACATTATTGGTTCTTTATATAGTGACAATCCTATATTTGGATATAGAACAAGTGGACTTGATACAAATATTATTACTGGTAATCCTACTTATTCTTTAATTTTTCAAAAATTGATACCATCAATAAAAGCAGTATCACAATCAACGTTTAATCCTGAGAGAACTTTTTCTCAAGCAGACGGTAATAAAGCTATAGGAATTTTACCTTATTATAACTTAATAGGTTTACAACAATTCTTAAGAGCAATCGTTGGTGAACTACCAGAAAAAAGACAACAATAATAAATAAGTACCCATATTAGAAGAAGAAAAGGAGTTTAAATGGCTAATTCATTTGTAAGATATACAGGTGATGGCAGCACTACACAATATGCTGTAAGTTTCTCATATCGTGACCAGGCTGACGTAACCGTAACAATTAATGGTGTAGCTACATCAGCTTACACGTGGAACTCAGCAGGAACTCAAATTACTTTTACTTCAGCACCGGCTTCTTCAAGCGCAATTGAAATTAGACGTAGAACTAGTCAAACTTCAAGATTAGTTGATTATGCGGCAGGTTCAGTTCTAACAGAAAATGATTTAGATACTGACTCTAACCAATCGTTCTATATGTCACAAGAAGCAATTGATGACGCAGGTGACGTTATAAAATTAGACGCAGCAAATTTTCAATGGGATGTACAAAACAAAAGACTTACAAACGTAGCAAACCCAGTAAATGATACAGACGCAGTAAACAAACAGTTTATCTCAACTAATTTACCAAACATCACTACAGTTGCAGGTATAGCTTCTGATGTGACTACAGTTGCTAATAACAATGCTAATGTTACAGCAGTTGCAAATGATGCAACAGATATAGGTACAGTAGCTACAAACATAGCTTCAGTTAATACAGTTGCTACTAACATTAATGATGTAATTAAAGTTGCTGATGATTTAAACGAAGCAATCTCTGAAGTAGAAACAGTAGCAAATGATTTAAACGAAACAACTTCTGAAATAGAGGTTGTTGCTAACAATATTACAAATGTAAATACAGTTGGTACTAACATAACTAACGTCAATACCGTTGCAGGTGTTAATGCTGATGTAACAACTGTTGCAGGTATCAGTGCAAACGTAACAAGTGTTGCAGGTATTTCAACAGCAGTTTCAAATGTCAACTCAAATAGCACAAATATTAATGCGGTTAATGCTAATTCAGCTAACATAAACACAGTAGCAGGTATAAATGCAGATGTAACTTCAGTTGCAGGTATTTCTAGTGCAGTATCAGCCGTCAATTCAAATTCAACAAACATTAATGCAGTTAATGGTAATAGTGCAAATATAAATTCAGTAGCAGGGAACTCTACAAACATAAATACTGTTGCAGGAAATAATTCTAACATCAGTACAGTTGCAGGTATCTCTGGTAATGTAACAACTGTTGCAGGTATAGCTTCAAATGTTTCTACAGTTGCAGGAATATCTTCAGACGTAACAGCAGTAGTGGCAGATGCAACAGATATTGGAACTGTTGCTACAAATTTAACTGGTTCAAACACTATTGGAACTGTTGCAGGTTCAATCGCTAATGTTAATAATGTTGGTGGCTCTATAGCAAATGTTAATACAGTTGCTAACGATTTAAATGAAGCTGTATCTGAAATTGATACAGTAGCAACTAACATTGCTAATGTTAATACTGTCGGTGGTATTAGTTCAGATGTAACAACTGTTGCAGGAATTAATACTGAAGTTGTTGCTGTTGCAGGCGATGCTTCAGATATTGGAACAGTTGCTTCTAATATTGGAAGTGTATCAGCAGTAGGAAGTGACTTAGCAAATAATTTTTCTTACATAGAAGATAATGGT